CAACAAGATTGTTAATTACACTTTGATTGTACAGTGAATTATCAAAAGTTGCTGAATCATATTTAACACTTAAATTAACTTCACTCAAGCAATCGTTGATTTTATCCACAATGTAATCTTCTGGTTCATAACCACGCATGTAACTATTAATATCAAGTTTACTGCTACTTAATTTAATATACTTATCAAATTGATTCTTGAAGCGTTTATTCCAAGGTAGTGCAGTTTGAAGTTGCTTAATCTTCTCTGCAGCTTCTTTTTGAATTTGAGCAATCTGCTGCTCTACTGTCAGTTCTACTTTAGTTCGTGCCATGTTCTAGTTCCTTTCTGATGTTGTCAAACTTTATTGTATCACATAAATTGAAGATTTCAGGATAATTATCTATCGCAAAATCTCTAAACCAACCACTGCACAATGTAGTACATACTTTATCAAGTGCTTTTAAGTACGCATGTCTTGGTGCATAGTTCCAGTTACTTGGTACTAGAAAACGCTCAATTGCAATGACCTGTGCTTCTTCAGCTACGCATTTGATTTTATCATCATTTGATAGCTTATCCCACAAGTCTTTGTCACACCATGCGCTACTTGCATTGCGCTGAAGTTGAGTATACAACGGTTTGTCGTGATACGCAACAAGTTCATGCAAATAATCATGATTGTATTTCTTCTCAACATAGTCATCAAAGAAGTCTTCTACGCTTTTCTTCAAACTAGGATGACCTTGAGGGTAAGCTGCCATTGTAAGCTTTGTTCTATTTTCAAGAATAAGTTCATCAACTTCTGTAAACCCTGCACGATACTTTGCAAGATGCTTATGATAGTGCGTAATATGCTTTTGAAAGCTTAGATCACGCCACAGATGACTGCGTTTGATAATCGTCAGTCCAATTGGAGTAACGACATGTACACGTTGACCTGCAATCTTAATCGTATGCTCAGAAGCATAACGTTGTAGATCAGAGCTACCTAGTGCATTAAAAGCGTGATGCTCAATGCGTTTAGTATCATCTTCAATTTTATGCAAGCTAATAATATCCCAATCAGCATTAGGTTTGCACTTGAAGTCTGCACTCCAGTACTCCAATGCACGAGAACCAATCAGTAGGTTTTTCATATTACTCCTTAGTTATACTAGAGATTACTATTGAAATAACTTCTAGTATAACCACTTGTCCCTACACAAGTATTATACTGTCTTGTTACATCCGGGCGACAACCCTTTGGCTGGAAATCCGCAGTGTACTACGCCACAAGTACATCTGTTTTAAATGATAGGGTTTACACCTACCTCGCATCGTACTTTGTTTCTAGGGATTTGAAACTCTGCAGAGGATCGGGACTAAATTTGGTGCGACTGGAGGGATTCAAACCCCCGACAAACCGGGTAGAAGCCGGATACTCTATTCACTGAGCTACAGTCGCTTAACCTCAATTATACATCAGTTTTCAACTCCAAGTCAACATTTCGCAAAATATTTTCTTTGATGTTCAACACAGCTAATTCATTCAGATCAGACTGAGGCATTGACATGCTAGATCGTAACACACCGTTGGCATCAAACTGTTGTAACGTCTGGTACTCTTTATTGTACTCGTATTTGTACTTCATGATCCACCTGCATCGTAATATTTCATCAAATAATTGTACACTGTTCTTGGTGCTACAGAAAAGATAACTTCAGGAGTATCATCGCAAAAAGCTTTGTTAGGTGATTTCCACCAGTTGTCAACAAGATTTTTACCAAGTAGTGCAGTTAGCAGAGCATCACAGCGTTTGCGAAGTATCTCAGACTCAGTTGTCATAATTCCATCCTCCAACATCGTGTGTTTTAAAAGTAGCTTTTGAAATGCTAATTACATGTTCAGGCATAACTTTAGATGTACCAGCAAACCATTCATCTTCGGTTGCACAAGAAGCTGAAGCTAACCAATGCTCGTACTCTAATTGATAAAACCACATTGGTAATACATTATTCCAACTCATGATTGTACTCCAAAATATTCCTTTAGAATTTTACGGATATCTCTAGCGTAGTATTTAGCTACACCATCAGATACACCTGCGTACTCAAAACGATTAGCTAAAAACTCCAGCATTTCTTTTGGAGTACTTGCTACAGGATCATTGCACCCGCAATCACAATCTTCGTTCATGTTTAATCCTTTCTAATAACTAGCTTTTCAGCTTCACTTACATAATAATCCAAGTCCACATCATAACCGAAATCAGCTATGTTGTTGCAGGTCTTTACATTCCAAGATGTATCAATACCCATTCTTCTATCGCTCTTGTCTTCGCTATCCGGTAGTGCTGGCATCAACTTCATTAGCTTACCACCTGTCTTACAAGGGTAGTACCTGCAGATGTTTTGCTGCTCTTCTACACGACCATCTTCAAATTCTAGCACAAGCTTAGAACTGCGAGGGACTTTTGTACGCAGCATGAAATCAAAGATATGACCTTGATCAAGTCTTTCTTGAATGAACTCCCTTACATCCTTACAATGCAGCATAGCAGCTTCAGCAGCCATTGGAATCACTAGACCACCTTGGTTTTGATGCCAACCTAAATCTTCGTACTGATAAGCACCTTTGCGCTTAACCTTACCGTTTGTGTACAAAGCAATGTAGTTATTTACATCACGAATATACATGTTCTGATAATCCACGAATTCCAAATCAAGCTTCACGTCTTTTTGCCATTGCAAGCAAATTGCATTGTATTGCTCTTCAGTATCTCGTGTCATAGCTACAGTTAAACCGTCTGTATTTAGCTGGACTAACTTTAGCTTTGGAATCTGCAGTAAACGATCAGCAAGCATTAGCAAAGACAATTGACCGTTGATGGTAATCGACATTGTAAACTTAGGATCATAGAACACAGAGTATTTATCATTGCTCTTACCGTATGTGCCATTGAGTGCAAGTTTAAGCATTGCATTCTCTGGTGTATTCTTTGCATATGATTTACGCTGCTCATACATGTCTTGATAAATTACACAGAACTCAGCACCAAGATGCTCAGGATAAATCTTATTTGAAATGGCAATGTTAGGATACATCGAACTTACGTCAGCATCCCTTAGCATATACAGCTTACCTGCACTAGCAACCTTCTCAGATAGAGATGCATGTACACCACCTACTCCAAAATCAATCCTATAGCCATCTACAAGGACGTTTAGAGTCTCAGCAATACGGTAGCAACCCCAATAGGATTTCTTCGCTACACGGACCTTCTTGCGCTTCTTTGCAAGGTCTGGACAACCATCAGCATCCAATATGTATTCAAGCACATGTTCACCATTGGCATCAAACAGATATTCAGTAGCCTTAAGCTCTTCAACTTCGATCCAACCCATAGGATGTTCGTTCTTGAAATCATCAACTTCTCGTTCAGTTGGAGTACCCTTGAATTTCTTGCGCTTTACCGTAAGCTCTGCATACTTAGCAACTTCGCCAAGATTGTGCTCTTCAATATCTGAGAATACGCCTTTAGTCTCAGTGATGACCTGCTTAGAAAACCAATCATAAACTGCTTGAAACTCTGGACGATCAAACTTGTAATAACCAAACAGACAGTCTTTAATAGCGATTTTATCTCGCTTGGTTTGCATCATGACTTTCTTACCGTCTTTGAACTTATGCAGCTTTACACCTGATTCCTCAAGTTTCATCTGAAAGAACTCAGCACCAATCTTTGTATCGTCAGCATTGGTAAAGTCACGACCAAGCTTGATACTCAGGTTATCCCTGAATTCAATCTGAGCAATGGACTTCAAGTAAAACGCAAGAGTACAGCGCACATCATGCATGTTGTAGCTTTTAAGTTTGTCGATTTCTTCTGCGGTTAGTTCTGCATCCACAGCATAAGGTAAGTCTTCGATGTTATCCATACGCATGTTGAATTCCAGCATCTTTAGACCAGTGGCTCGTGCTTTGTTATTGAAGTGATGGATACGATAGAGGTCAACTTGAGGAACAATTTGCTCTTCAGTCTTAATGCTATGACCGAAACCATTATCCTTGAAGGAGTCAATCTGCTTTTGTGCAAGCTTGTGTACATCAGCAGCAACTTGCTTACCTGATTTAGCCAACCAACGACTGCGATTCAAAAGAACTTCATGCAAGATAGGATAGTCGAATCCTACGTTGTTAAAACCCACCAAACGACCTGCAGAGGCTTCAATATGGTCAACGCAAGCATAGATACGCTCTAGCTCATTAGTACGGCTGGAAACCTCAAATACTCGTGCGTGTTTACCGTCTGCACGAACAACAGCGAACGTAAAAGCTGACTTGTACGTTTCAATGTCATAAATCCAGTCTCTTGTCAAATCCATTTATAGTTCTCCAATAAAGAAAACCTAGAGTCTATCACAACTCTAGGTCTACGTCAAGCTTTAATTGTTGTTGTTCAACCAATCATCTAAGTTATGCAAAGTATGAGTGTCGTTGTCATAGTAGA